CGGATTTTTTCTTCGATTTCTGGTGTAATTGTGGGAGGTGGATTTCCATTAAGTCGAGATACGATGTGGGCGGCATAATTTATATTTAAAATGGAATTAACTTTAAACTTTTATTTATAAGTTTAATAATATGGGATGTATTTATAGAATTATAAATAGATTAAACGGAAAGTCATATATAGGTCAAACTATTTATGACAGTCCCAGAAAAAGATGGGATACACATAAAAGCAATTGTAAAAAAGAAAAACATCAAGAATATCTTTATCGTGCTATGCGAAAACATGGATTTGAAAATTTCGAATTTATTATAATTTGCAAATGTACAAAGGAAGAACTTTCAGAATTAGAGCGCACTTATATTAAAGAATTTAATACATTCGGCAGGTTTGGTTATAATATGACAACTGGTGGAGAGGGTACAAGAGATTGCAAAGCATCAGATGAAACTCGTAAAAAGATATCTCTTGCTGGGAAAGGAAGAGTTCCCACAGAAGAAACGCGAAAGAAACTATCTTTAGCAAATATGGGCCATAAATTATCAGAAGAAACCAAAGACAAAATAAGAAAAACATTAATTGGAAAAAAACAAAAACCAGAACAAATAGAAAAAACAAAGATTGCATTGTCTAAAAGAATTATTAAAGATTCTACCCGTGAAAAACTTCGCAATAATATGCTTGGAAAACCTAAAAGTCCAGAACATATAAAAAATGTAAAAAAAGCAAAAAGAGTATTGTCTGATGAAGATGTTAAATATATTCGTGAAAATCCAGACAATCTTCAAGGAAAAGAATTAGCTTTGAAGTTTAATAGCAGTAGAGCTTCTATATCGCGAATTATAAATAATAAAAGGTATATCTAAACCGACCTAATAAACTCCCACTTTAAATATTCACATATCTTCTCCCAAATTTGATCATGTGAAATTAATCTGTCTCTTGATTTAAGTAATGGAAAGTATATCTTATATTCATCTAGCTCAAGTAATTCAAAAAACTTATAAAGAATATACGAGTAGGATAGAAAGTTTGTTCTATCATTTGGACAATACATAAGAAATGGTGCCTGAATATCTTGAAACATGGCTCTAATCTTCTCTTCAATCTCGGGAGTTATAGTTGGCGGAGGATTACCATTTAATCTAGAAACAATATGCGCCGCATGTTCGTAATATTTACTACGATTTAATTTCTTTAAAATTTCCCTAATATCTTTTTCACCAAGAGAAGCAATATTTTGAATTCTACGTTTTTTAATTTCACATACAACTTCATTCATAATTTCATCAGGTATTATAGTAGATTCTTTAGCTTGAAATTGATTTAGAATTTCATTTAAATGATTAATTTTTTTATAAGCATAATTATTACGTTCTTTTGGTGGATCTCTAAATCCAGCAAAATCATTAACTACCATTAAAAATTCTTCAGAGCCACATTTAGGACATATTAATATACCTTCAGATGAATGTTCTTCTCTTGCAATATTACAATTTGAACAATGTTCAATATCAATATTATTAGTTGATTCTGATCCATCCGTTAATTTTTGTCTACTTAAATATTCATCAAATATTTGTTTACGTGATTGTTGACTTGATGTATTAGTTTGTTCAGTAGATTTCAAGAATTTCATAAACGTATTTGAATTATTTCCTGCAGAAGTATTCACAGATGTTTTAATATTTGAATCTTCACTATAATATTTTAAGAAAATATCTGAATTTTTTAAATAATAATCTTCTAAATTATTATTTTTAATTAATTTTAATTTCAAATTTTGAATTTGTTTATATATTAATGATAATTCTAGGGAATTAGATGTATTATTCAATAAAGATTCTAATTTTTTAATTTCTTCATTCATATCTTTATGATCTAAATTATCTTCTTTTAATTTTGAAAGGACTTGTTGATGAACAGAATCTAAAGTTCCACCAATAAGTTCTTGTTTTGAATTATCTCTTGATTTTTTAATTCGAAATGTTGATTCTGTCATTTTTTTCTTATTTTAATAACTATCATTTCACTTAAATACTTCTTAAATACTTCTTAAATATATTAATGAAATTAACGCAAATAATTCAGGAATAAGAGAATTTGAACTATTTGTAAATGATTCTTTTGTTCCTCCACCCGAAGCAATACATATTTTTATATCTGCTTTTTGACATAAATCAGCATCAAAATCTGGACTTAATGATGTAGTTAAAAAATGTGATTCTGAACCATTATTTGTTGTTGGACATGAATAACATTCACATGATGGAACAGAATCAGCTTCTAATGAAGCAAATAAAGTTGTAGGATTTAATCCACCAATATCCTGAATCATTCCTGGAACTAACCCATTAAAATCTGATGCTAATCCACCTAAATCTCTTCGCATACTTTCAGGTAAAGCTTCAGCTGCATCTGTAACATTATTAATATAATTAAATCTTGATTGTGTAGAACCGTCAGATGCTTTACATGATCCACCTGTATTCACAAAAAATCTATTTCCTAAGGCAGGACCACTAATTAAATTTTGAACATATGTTATAATTCCACCTGTATTTCTTGATAATTGAGAAATTGTTCCATCACTACCAATACCTAGTGATGAAGGACTTTGTACACTATCAACATAAGAATATGATGGTCCCATAATTTGTGAAGTTGCTGTTCCTCCACCTAAAGAAGACCATATAGAATTATTACCAAGAGATGCCATCTTATTTATTAGCTAAGAATTCATAAATTTGTTTACGAAATTCATTATTTTGTAATATACATGGTCTTTGAGACATAACAGATTCTTCCATTTTTTCAATATCAAAACCCAGTTCTTTACATACATATGTTAAAGCTAAAAATCCACTACGATTAATACCTAATTGACAATGAACATATACAACTTCAGATAAAGGTTCACTTAAATATTTATTTAAAAAATATCTAAATTTTGGATACCAATCTAATATATTAACATTTTCACCATCATAAGCTTCAATACAAACATAATTAAAAGGATATTGTTCTCTATACCATGAAGGTGAATATTCATCAAATGAACAATTAATTACATGAGTAATATTATACTTTTGAATAAATTCAGGAGTTAAAAATTCACCAGCACCAACTAAAATACAAGGATGAAAAAAAGCACATGAGTCCTTTTTGTATCCTTGTGAACCAAATCTTAAATGTTCAAATTTTGAATTCATATTATTATTAATAATTTCCTAATATTAAAATAGAGCATTAAACACAGCATTTAAAACAAAAGTTATTAGTAGAGCAGCACCACCTAATACTGCAGCACCAGTATAAGATACTACTCCACCTGATGTATAAGAATTAGGAATATATTGTAAAATTAATGTACGTGGCATACTTAAAGAAATTGTTACAGCAGCTAAGAAATATGAGAAATATGATAATAAACCTTTTATAGAATAACGTAAAATACTAACTTGACCAGAATAATCAGGAGCAGGTTTAGTTGACATTGTATTTATAGGTGATATAAAAGGATCACCTCCGCCTGTAACCATAGGAGCAAATGCAGGTTGTTGAGAAGGAGCATTACCTAATAAATCAGATAAATCAGTTGCGTCCATATTTTATTTTATTACTAAGTTAATTAACATGTAGAATCTTCAACGCGATATTTGAAACATTTAGAATTAGCTTTAACGATTTTATTTTCAAATTCTATAGGTTCTAATGCAAGAACTTTTTGAGATTTTATAGGTTTATGGAACATCATTATAGCTAATCCAATACCAATTAAAAAAGAGAAAAAGAATTCACCTTTAGGATTATTCAAAACTTTTTCTATCATTTGTTTCCTATTATTACATTCAGAGAAATAGCATCAGGCGAACATTCAACTTCTTCTGAAAGGATTTTTATACAACCTCCATGCTTAGTATGATAAATTTCATTATCTTCAGGTATGGGAACAAAAGGAATTTTACGGAATGGAGGATTGAATATAGATACAATAAATAATCCACATATAAATCCTATAAATACCCAATAAATTAATAACATATTCCTTATTTATTATTTAATAAAATGTATTGTTGCCTCCATCCAAAGTAATTCTTCTTACTGATGGACCTAGACCACTTAATGTTGTAGTTGTTATAGGAGAAAGGACATTTATACTATTATATACTCTAGATCCTCCACTTGATGCAGTACCACCATCAAATGTATGTAATTGTGATCCTAATACATCTCCACCGTCAAAATTAAATATACTTGGTGGATTAGTGTAATAATTAGGAACAGAAGGGGGCAAACTATTATATACTCTAGATCCTCCACTTGATGCAGTACCACCATCAAATGTATGTAAAGATCCACTTACATTTCCACCATCATAACTAAAGATAAAAGGATAATTGCCATCAAATGAATTTCCTGTTATACCTTCAATACCTCCGCCATCATAAATATGTTCAATTGTTAATCCATCGTAAACATTACTATAATTTGTATAAGGCGATCCACCATCAAAAACACGGAATACAGGACCACCATCATAAATCTTTGAACCTGATGCATATGGTGTACCACCATCATAAATTAAATATCTTATTTGAATTTGTGGACTAGGTTTACAACAACTTAATTCTTTATCACTAAAAGCAATTTGTTGAGGATTTATTGCCGGACATGGAATAATGCCATTATAAAGATTATTAGTTGTAACAATATGATTTTTATATTGAATTTTAGTAGATTTTGCAATAACTTTAGATCTTATTGATGCAATATACCTTGCAGTAGTACTCATCTTACTTCTTTAATTTACGTTTAGGTTTTATAATTATAGGTTCCACTTTTTGTTGTTCTTTAAGATCATTAAAAGATTGACGCGCTTGATCGATCGCTAAACCCCGATATACCACCTCTAATTTCAATTTGAGGATCTTGTCCATATTGTTCATTACTCGGAACATTTTTTACGGCCGAAAGCCATGGTAAAGCTTGATATTTAATATGTTCTTGTTTTTCTATTTGTTTTGGATTATAAGATGAATATAAAAAATATATGAATGAACTTAATACTAATCCCAGAGAAATTATATTAAATCCAAATGAAAACCATGAATCGCTATTCTGTCTAGCTCTAATTAAATTATGTTCAATTTTTGATGAATAAGAATCTTCAACTAAATTAAACATCTCTATTAATTTATAAGAGATTAAGATGTCTGCTACTATCGCAGCATTATTGGTAGGTACAGCTGCAGTTGGTGGATTTGGTTTATATGCTGGATCTTCATCATCTACTACAATTCCTACTAAAGAAGAAGCTTTAGAAGAAGTTGCGAAAGTAGTTGAACAAGAAGATGAACCTTCTCAACCTACACCAGAACCTGAATCTATTACACCACCATCTACACCTGTTCCTGAAGCACTACCTGAACCAGTAGTACAAGGTGGTGGATCTTTACAAAAACAAGATGGTGGATTTGGTAAACCTACATGGGCACCTTTGAATTCGGGCGATTCATTACAATCAGCAATGGGCATAACAAAAGATCAAATAGGTTCAACTGGTTCTTCTTTATTATCTAAATGGACAGGAGCAAAAACTGCTGAATCTATTCAATTAAAATTAAAAGAAATTGATGATCAATTAAGAGTTTTAAAAGTACAAAAATTTAATACAGAATCAGATATTGTTTCTAAATCTACAGGTCTTGAACAAATACGTACAGAATATTTAAAAGCTTTAACAAATAAAACTAAATTTGAAAAATTTGGAATATATTATGATCGTGAATTATCAAAATTATTAGATCCTAAACCTACAGGATCTGACGGTTCACTTAAATCGATTGTTGAAAATAAATTTCCTAAAAAGAAAGATGGGAAAACGTTATATCCGAAAGCAGGCAAAGAGAGCGAAACAAATTTTGATAAATGGTTAGAAGAAGCTCATAAACATTTTAAAACCCAACCTGATGAACCTGCAGGAATAAACCCAAAAGATGATGAAAATAAAGATGCTTGGTGGGCAAGAATAGGTAAAGAAACATCATCAGTAAATAAAGAACCTAGAGATATCGAAAGTAGTTTAGAAACTTTATTAGAAAAAAAAACTAAAAATACAACTTTATTAGAACAAGCTATTCAAGATGAACAAGAACAAAAACCTTTTTATGATGAATCAATACAAAAATTAAAGGATCTTAGATTAAAATTACAAAATACTTTGAAAAAAATCAAAGAACTTTTAGATACTCGTGAATTAGTATTAGTAGAATTATCTAATTATGAATTACCTAAAGGTATGTTTGAATCATTTATAAAACAAAAACCTATTCAAAAACCTTTATTATTACCTACAGGTCAAGAACGTGATAAAATTTTTGCACAAATTAAAGATTTAGAA